ATCGTCAGTGTCGTTTTGGATAACTTCCCCTGCTGCAGTCCTATCGTCTTGAGTATAACCATTGGCGCTGGCTAACTCATCTGTATGGTCATATGCTGTGGTATCTGCGTTGAAATTGCTTATATCGCTGTAGAGTGCTACTTTAATAGTATCACTACCCCAGTCAATTAAACCAGATCCCAGGTCTGCCATGAATTTGTTAAAAATAATGTCGGCCATAAAAATCTCCTATTGAAGAACTGGTGTTTCTTCTACTGTTATATATCCAGATAACTCAGCATAAGACGATGCTACAGTTTCTGTAAATATTATATTTACTCCAGTTGCAGTAAGTTCGACTCCTGGAGTCTGATTTTTCGGATCAGTTGTGTATACATAAAATGAATCAATGCTGCCAGTAATGCCAGGGGGAATACCGCTTAATACACCAGTAAAGGTTGATGCAGTATATCCACTTGGTAGCACTCCGCTACTTCCATCGTTGTCCCAAGTCTTTATCCCTGTTGTAAATGAGAAAATATATGTATCTGGTAGTGTGTCTCCTTGGTATCCTAAGATACTATCTGGAGCACCATAAACAAACACATCATATTTCGTATTGGGCGTTAATAAAATAGAAGGAGTGAATATAGCAGTTATAGCATCGCCAGTAGTAGTTGTATACTGACCACTCTGGTTTGTGTATCCAATACTATAACTGCCAGGAACACTAGTAAAAGCATTATGATCATTGACAGAGTAACTAGTATAATCAACAGAATTAGTCTGTATTCGTTTATTAAACGTTACACTAATACTATCGTTAAGATACACTCCAGTAGCGTTAATACTTGGATAATGCGAAATTACTCTTAGTGCCATAATTAGTTCTCTTTATTTTTTAGAATGATCCTTGACTTTGTCGGCTTCTTTGGCTTTATTAATTATATCATTTCTTCTTAAAGCAGAAATTCCGTTTCCGTATTTTTGAAGCTTTGATCTGATAAGATTTACAACTTCTAGTCTCGGACGGGACCGACTATTGAGTCCTCTTTCTTCATAATCAAGTAGATCCAGTAAGTTATCGCGGCCTGCTTCGGTAACAGGACACTCATTTATGAATTCTTTTAATTTAGTTATATTCAATCCCTGTAATTTCTTAAACATCTCTTTGTTTGTTCCATTAAAGACCAGTTCTCCTTTAACTTTGCTAGACATCTTCCAGTCTGTTGGTTTACCAACTGGTTTCTCTTTTGAAACAGGAGGATTCTTAGGATCTGCACGAACTAACACACCTGCATTATAGGCTATGATAATTCGGCCAAGTTTTTCTTTAGGGATTTTGGCCAAGTCAATATACCAAGGCATTTTTTCCTCGACATATCCATATTCCCTTATATTTTCATTTTTAAACTGATCCATGGGTGGTTCATCATCTGTATCAATTTGAACCAGTCTGCCCTCATTGTCTTGAACAAACCCGCCATCTCCATCCTCTTGGAACTTTGGCGTTTTACCAACCATGATTCTATCCAGCGAATAAACAACAGCATCTGAAGAATAAGGGCCTTCCATATCTTTCCACATCCCACCCTTGGCGAGTCTTAGATATCTAGGAAGGGTTAATCTCTTTTCTTTCTTTTTAGGAGCCTTTGGTTCTTTTGGCTCTTTTGGTGTTTTCGCTTTTGCTTTAGTCTTTGGTTTTTCTTTTTTCTCTATTGTTTTTGGCTCTTTTGTAGTTTGAGCCGCTTCTTCTACTTTCTTTGTTTCGTCTGACATTTTCTTTCTCCTTAAGAAAAAAAGAGGCCAGGCAGAATTGGCTGCCTGCCCTCTATATTACGCTACGTTATCTTAACTACTCTTAGTCGAGATCGATAGTTAGACCGCTAATAGCACCTGATAGGTTCAGGTTAGTTAGAGTCTGGCTATTTGCATTCTCGAAGTTGTAGTTACGTGCGACCACGACATTCGATGCTTTAGCAATCGCCTTTCCTTGTTCAAGGATAGCGAAACCGTAAGATTCTTTCATCTTGATGTTCTGGATGTCTCTTTCAGGATCCTGCCATCTGTCCGTAGACACTGGCTCACCTTGTCCGATAACACCACAGTTGCTTGAATCGACCATGATTACGTTTGTCACGCAACCTGTGTCCATTCTTTCGATACCTTGTGCACCATAACTGAATGGGATGTAGTGAGAAACGATAACCTGGAGCGGTGAAGGAAGATAGCTCGGAGCCATTCCAAACTGTGCACCCAGCGGGTTCAGAGTTTGTAGCCAAGCACTTGGGCCCTTCACGTTGTTTCCAGAGGTTTGTTCTCTACCAGTTCCTTCTGTGCGGAGACCGTAGCCACCGTGAGAAGTTCCCCAGTTAGGAGCCATAGCACCGCGCACCTGAGCGATGGTAGAAGCTTGTAGAACAACTTCTCTCATCTCAACGTCAGTCATGAATGTCTTCCACGCTAGTGGGTGCATCATGAGAACATCTGGCGCGAATCCTCTATTTAATAGATAGGCGTATAGTTCGAAAACGTCCGAAGATGTCATTGAACCATTTTGAGCTCCCGTGATATCACGTCCTGTGCATACACCAGCATAAGACTGGGCAGGCTGAACGTTATCAAGGATCTTATAACCCATCTCGTTAACGAGTTTTGCTGCATTTCTTTCCTTACATCTCGCTAATGCTTTACCAGCGGCACGGAGCCAAATGTTCACTACGTCGAACTGATTTTCTTTTAGAACATCTTCCGTAAGGGAGATTTTCAGACCATACTTGTCAGTTGTGATAGCGACCATGTCTCCACCGTCGAGGTCTAGCATTCTTTCTGGATATTCACCAGCTTGCGAGACACGTCCAGCTTCCATAGCACCAAGTGCTCCGATCTGGACTCTTGACCCTCTTTCAAACGCGACCTTCTGGAACAGACGGTCTACGATAAAGAGGTTCGGTTCGATTGCTTCACGAACCACGGTTTCCACCGTTTGCGGAATGAAGCGCATTAAATCTTCAGCAGTTACTAGATCTCGAAGTGAGAAACGCTCTATATTTCCATTTTCCTGGTTCTGGATATAACCACGGCTGGTAAAGGCGTCCATTACGTTAAAGTACTTAACGCGAGATTCTTGATCTTTGTAATTCGAAGCAGCAACTTCATCTCTAATACTCATATAAGGCATTATGTTCCCTCCTTAAGAAACTAGTAGTTGAATTCTCGCTAATCCGAACCAACCGTCGCGGATTCGATTGTATACTTGTTCAACAGTAGGAGCAGTTCCTGCACCACCGTAAGCACCAATCTGAAGACATAGGTAAGCAAAGTCATAAAGCACCTTGATCATACCAGCAGTCTGTGAACCAGGCATACCTGAGCGAGGATAGGTTAAGACATCTTCCAGTCCCCATTTTGGTAGTCTGTTATCAATTGATAGGATTTTTCCTACAGTCTGATTAGTTTTCATCTGATTAAGTACTGTGTCACCACCAACATCTGAAGGTGCACTTCCAGATGCAGCAAGAGCAGTAATAGTTCTTGCAGCTTGCGGTCTATAGTTACCAAGTAAGTCAGATTGTACGAAATATCCAGGTCGTATTACTTCGCCCTGTTCCACTGACAGATATGAGAATATCTTGTTGACATTCCAGAAATTTGTCAGATCAGCGTAGTCGTTATTGGTATAACGAGGACTACACCCAGAAGCGAAAGTGTTAGTAGCCTTAATGTACGGAACTTCTACATACCAGTCGGTTAGGACGTGATAACTATCAGGATGCATACGGTAGTTAAGATTCTTACCGCGAATATCTTGATAGATATCGGTGAAAGCAACACCGATTGGAGCATTAGCAGGCATAACGAAAGATCCACTAGCAACAGCAGCTTCTCCTCCGATAGTCATTGAATCAGCTAAGACATCGTCAGCAGTATAGAAACCACTGTAATTCTGTCCACCATTAGCAAGAGTAAGCAGACAAGCAATACCTTCATCGTAACCGAAGTGGCTTGTGTCTGCGTTAACTCTAATTAGGCTGCTACCAAGCTCAGAAGCAGAGTAACCTATGGCTACCTGACCACTTGAGTTCGGATACACAATACCGCTAAGCGGTGTTGTATCTTCAGCTGAAATTGCTCCAACAATACGTCCTTTAGGAATGACTACATAATCTTCTGTAGTCGTATCTTTGAAGGCGACTGGTAGGTATTTGTACGGTGCATAAACTTCAGCAGGTCTAATACCTTCAGACTGCTCAAATCTCCAGTTACGGAGATCGGACTGAGCATACTTCGACGGTCTGGTACGGATATCAAACTTGTGAGTGTTTTGCTGATTGAAAGGCAGGTTATAATTAGGTATAGCCATTATTCAGCCTCCGTTTTTCTTCTATCTACCGAGAAAACCTTAAATCTTGGATTGTTATTTTCCTCAGAATCTACTTCATCTTTTTGCTTTGAAGCAGATGATGTATTGTTTTCGTCTTCTTGTGTTGGGTCTTTGACCCGACCTTCAGAGTTTACAGGTTCTTTGATCCTGTGTGCTCGGAGGTCATTGAGAGAATCTTCTAAGCTCTCTAAAGTGCGAGACTTTAGTTTACCTTCGAGTTCTTCTCTTTCTTCATTAGTATTATCGGCCATTTTAAGGTCTATTACGTTAGAAATCACAGAGTCCTTATATTTTTTCTCAAATACACAGACTTTATCGACGTACTTATTAAGTTCGTCTTCTTTCTCATACGCAATTGTTTCGGCGCGTTTTACCTTATCTTCAAGCTCTTGAATCTTATTATCTCTTAATTCAATGGCTTTATTAGATTCTTCTTTTGCGTCTTCTAGCTCTTTTCTTAAGCGCTCGACCTCGGCTGTTAGTTCATTGGTATCCATATCTTCTATTTTTCTTTCCTCTGGTTTGGAGTCTTTATTAGACTCTGCTTTACTTTTAGTATCGGCATTTTCCACCTCAGGTAGATCAGAATCAGGATTATCTTTGAACCAAGAGTCTAGCTCAGTAATTTCTTCTGCTGTAAAATCGTCTTCCATACGGAATAGAATATCGAAATCTTTACCTACCTCATCCGTCTGAGGGAGAACACCACATTTCTTACCCTTACGATAGAGTGCCGAACGAATCTTAGATTTTGCGGCATCAGAAAGTTCTGCTCTATCTAGTAGACGTAGGCCAGCAGTTACATGAGCCTTATCGTGTGCTGGAAAAGATCTATTAGGACCGCAGAATGCAGAATCAGGTAGTTGTTTACGCTGAGCTGGTGACAGCTTTGCATCTGTATTATCCATGGAATCCTCCAGTTTGAAAACAGATAAGTATGATTCTCTATTATCAGAGAATTTTGTATACTCAACCCACTCACCATTAATTTGGATCTCTTCGATCATAGCAAATTCGTCGGCGGGTTCGTTTACGAATGAATCTTCAGTATAACCTATTTGATCAATAAGCCAATAGATTGGCTCACCTTTCTCGTTATACGTTCCTTTCTTATGTTCACATAAACCATCTTCTGTGAGAATTTGTCCGCATTCACTACATATGACTCTACAGGATTCTGATCCAACTGATACAGTTAGATAGCGGCCGTCGATGACTTTTTCGATGGCATCCTTGTCTGTGATTCGTGCTGTTATCTGGACATAGTCTGATGGTTCATTTGGTTTGGTCGGAGTCCCTTTAACAATTTGGTAATCTACAATCCTACCTATAGGATCTCCTTTTGAATTATGTGCGACGAGTTGAGGCTTCATGTAAGGAGCAGTCCAAGACTTAACTCCTCTAGTCACAGCATTCTCTGTATAAAAAACGTTGTTTTTATTAACAAAGTTAAAGTGCGTAGCCTTAATTTTTACATACAATTCGTCTGGAATATTATTTAAACTCATTTAAGCTCTCGTCGTGAATAACGCATTTACATCCGTATGCGAACGGAGGTATATGTGAATAGTTTAGGGCATTTGAATCTAAATTAATTAGATTATGCTGATCACAACCGTCTGCATTAACTAGTATAGTCTTAAATCCAAGCGACTTATATACAAGCATCATACTCAGCGCTTCAAGTTTGTCCTTTTGGACACTAATAAAGTCATTCAGTTCATTATACAGCACTTTAGATCCAATATTATCGTTGGTTTTCTTCGCGTAGTATCTAATCTTGTCTTCAAGAATCTGTTCTACTTCTGTGAAATATGTTTCTGCAGGCAGTTCATCTACAACTGTATCTAATATATTATAGCGTCTCTTAAGAGCTCTGATATTATCGATAAGTTGTTGTTTAGCTTTTATATTAAAATGCTTAACCGTGCTCTCTGTCAGATTCTGTAAGTTGAAATCTGTTATCCCTTGTGAATCACACAGAGAGTCAGTTAATTTAATAATGTTTGTCTGGAATAGATCTATTGAGTTCTTTGTATACTTAGGACGCCCTGTGCTCTTTCCGTGTTGATTCGATGGGCTAACCTTTGCGGCTGTAGATGCTTTAGCCTTAGCAACTTGTGTGTCGATCACACCTTCTGCTTTGAGTTTGGGTATCTCTACTAGATTTAGATGTGTCTGGCTCTGATTAAGTTTCTTATCGTAATCCATTTCGTTTCTGGCTTCATCGAGACTAATAACATTATTCTGCCATTTAGCCAGAATATTAGTTTCGAACTTAATCTGTTGCTCTAAGTCAATCTCTGGGAAGTTGAATTCCATTTGATCTTCAACATTAGTATATCTTCCATCGAGCATAAGTTCTTGAAAGAGGCCCAGTTCCATTCTTCTCTTAATCAGTTGTTGATATGACTTGGTGACTGTCTGCATCGAAGCATCAAGAACTTCACTTGTGTTTCTGTTACTAGTTTCTACTTCTCCCATTGCTACAGGAGACACACCGAGCCCAGCATATATTCTCTTTTTGAAGTGATTAATAAACGCTATTATATCAACAGGTGTATTGTCGTTAGTTGGAACTTTAATATCGTGGTGTCCTGGAACAACCAACATACCATAGGCTGGCATAGAGTTAATAGTAGCACTTACTTCGTCTACTTCACCAGGAGCAGGTGGAATATCCTTGTTTCCAACCTGATACAGATAAAGAGGAATTGAATACTGAAATCCGAGTATTTCAATTTCCTCTTCTAGTTTTCTAAGGGCACGCACATCATCTAGGATTGAAATCAGACTAGACATACCAGTGAGCGTGCCAGGAATCTTATTGAATGCTAGATGAATCACATCTCGTTCGTCATAAGTAATCTCTTTTCCATTAACCGTTTGTTTATACTGAACTACATTACCTTTAGGATTTAGTCCGATCTCCAT